CCCTGACCAGCAGGGATGTAGAGAAACCAAAAGAGGTGAGGGAGGTACCTTGGGTACTTGCAGATGCTGCTTTGATGGTGACTTCAGTCTCGTCAGACGCGGTGTCGCCAAGACCAAGGGAAAGTATAGAGTGGTTACGATGCAGAGCGCGACGGTTAAGCGTCGTCTCCGTCCTATTCATAATGCTCTATATGACCATCTCACCTCTTTCGATTGGTGTGTTCGAGGGGATGTTGGTAGGGAGGATTTTCTTGCCGTCTGCGACGCGGGCAAGGAAGATATAATTAGCGGTGATTACAAAGCCGCTACTGACAATATATATCTTTCTGCCGTCCGTGCTATCGTAGAGGTGATCGCGGAGGATGGGAGATTGAGTGAAGAGGAGAGAGAATGCCTTGTCGGTAGTTTCGAGAATCTACGGTGGTTATCGTGCTCGGGTAAGGAACACCCGATTATGAGGGGCAGTATGATGGGAAATTTGGTCAGTTTCCCTCTTTTGTGTCTCAGGAATAAAGCTTGTCACGATATGGTCGCCGTAAGGGCCTACGGGCCTGAGATGAGGAGAGTGGGCAGGTTTAACGGCGATGATTGTCTCTTTCAAGGCAATTCTGTCATGTACGCAGAGTGGAGGAAAGTTACCTCTACGTACGGTCTCGTCGTCAATGAGAAGAAGACGATGGTTTCGCGTCATTGGGCTGATCTTAACAGTCAGACCTTTGATGTTCGCCGTCGTCGTCTTGTATCCAAACCTGTTCTTTCTTTTCTTCTCCCTTCTCGGGATGAGCCCGGTGAGATTCTCTCTTCTGTCCTCAAGGGAATTTCTTCGTTTAAGCCTTGCGTCCAGCAATGGATTGTCAATGTGCTGATGCGTTATGAAATTTCCCTTCGAGGCTTCACTCTTTCTTCTATCCCTTCCGCGTGGTGCAAAATCCTCGTGAAGAGGAAATGGTTTAGGAGATTGGTTTGGGATGGCCCTGCCGGGTCGGTTGAGAAGATTCATTTTGAAGGTAAGCCGCTTGACCGTGGTTTACCTTCTGTTGATCGTTCTTTCCCGACTACGGTAGGATCGCCTCCTTTGCCGTCCGTGTTGCGGTCTGTAGAGACCCTTTGTGCCAAGATGTCAAAGGCTCACACGGATGATTGGACTGGTGTTCGCGTTAGGCCTATCTCACGCAAGATAGATAGGTCGACCTTTCGCGCCCGGTACGATTCGCGCCCTGAACCACTACCTTCGACACGGTTTACCGGGGTGTGTGTGAGATGGGGTTTTCTCTGGCCGAAGAGCCTATACACCATGATCAGTGAGGATTTTCCTCAATTGCT